GTCAGGCGGTTGATGACTATATCTATTGGTATAACAACGGTAGGCTTCAGGAGCGATTAAAGGGCCTGGCTCCGATGGGGTATCGGAGCCAGGCTTTGGCAGCCCTGACGGTCTAGGATTAAACCAGTCCAACTTTCGGGGGCTAGTTCACCACGGGTCGGGGGCTTTTCTGCACCCACACCACCGAAAGGAAACCACCCATGAACACCTGCTTCGCAACCAAACACTGCACATGCCAACCCAAACCCGCTACAACAACCGCACCTACCTCAAACACACCGCAGCTCTCAAAGCTCACGTCAAACGAACCGGAGAACCCTGCTGGCTCTGCGGCAAACCAATAGACCTTGAGCTGCCGTCTACTCACCCCATGAGCTTCACAGCGGACCACGTAGACGCAATAGCAAACGGCGGGAAGCTCCTGGGCGAGCTCAGACCCGCTCACCGTAGCTGCAACTCAGCCCGCGGACGCAAACGAACCCGCGAACAAATCAAACCACCTAAAACCAGCCGCACCTGGTGAGACAACCAGAAGGGGGAGGTACCCCCCCATAGGGGTGTGACCCCCTTCGGGTATAGTCACATCCCCCCAGGGCATCTCCTACCGCGTCTCACATTCACTTCAGGAGGTGACTTCGTGCCACGGCAACTGCAACCCTGCGGAACCCACGCCGCCTACGTCCGTCACCGCCGAAACAAGGAAGAATGCGATACCTGCAAGGAAGCAGAACGCGAAAGAAAAGCCAAAGCAAGGGCGGCAAAAAAGCTGGCTGATGCCTCTGTCTCACTTTCAACTTCGGAACCGGGTAAGACGGTTGGGGTTGAAAGTAAATATCACGAGCAAGCTGACCCCATCATTATCACTGTGCCCTCTGGGGCTGATCCCTTAGAGTCCGCCAAGTGGCGCTTAGCAAAAGTGCGCGGGGCTATGCTGCTGTCTACTCCCAGGGATATGGCGGCTCTGGCCAAGCGTGAAGAAGAAATTGTTGCTCTGATTCAGGAGCTTGAAGGTAGCAAGATAGAGAAGAAGGTGAGCGCGCTTGACCAACTTGCAGCTAAACGCGCTCAGAGGCTCGCAAACGCCGCGGGTTAACCTCGTCCCTACCTACTTCACCTCAGCAGGTGATGATGCTGTTGACTTAGCTTCTGTGGCGGGTTTGGAGCTTGACCCTTGGCAGGAGCATGTATTGCGTGGGTCTTTGGGTGAGTCTAAAGACGGGCGCTGGCAGGCGTTTGAGGTGGGGCTCATCGTATCGCGCCAGAATGGTAAGGGCGCGGTGCTTGAAGCCCGTGAGCTGGCGGGGCTGTTTCTCTTTGGCGAGAAGATGATTATCCATACCGCGCACCTGTTCTCTACGGCTAAAGAGCACCAGATGCGCCTTGAGTCGCTGATCCGTAAATCTGAGCTAGTTGAATACATCAAAGGGTATGACGGTGACCCGGAAGGCCCCATTGCTGGTATCCGTACTGGTAATCAGGACATGAGCTTTATCCACCGCAACGGTAATCGCCTCAAGTTCTTGGCGCGTTCTGGTGGTAACTCTGGTCGTGGTTTCACCGGGGACCTTGTGGCTCTCGATGAGGCTTATAACCTGCCTGATGCGGTGCTGGCGGCGATGATGCCGACAATGGCGGCTAAATCGATGACTGGGTCGCCACAGATTTGGTACACCTCCTCTGCTGGTATGCCTGATTCTGAGGTTCTGCGGCGAGTGCGTGAGCGCGGGCTGAACCCTGATGAGGACGATACCCGCCTGGCCTATTTTGAATGGTCGGCTGCAGAAGATGATGACCCGGCTGACCCTGCTTCGTGGGCTAAGGCTAACCCGGCTTTGGGTATCCGTATTAGTGCTGAGTTTATTGATAATGAGCGGCGCACGATGGACCCTGAGACTTTTGGGCGTGAGCGCCTGGGTATCTGGGCAAAGATTGGTGGTTCATCTGCTATTCCGCCCAAGATGTGGGCTGACTGCCTGGACGAAGAATCTGAACCGGCAGCTGAGGTTGCTTTTGGTGTGGATGTGTCGCCTTTGCGTGATGTGGCTACGATTTCGGCAGCGTCTGTTTTGGAAGATGGGCGCGTCCATGTTGAGATTATCGACCGCCGGGCGGGGACGGCCTGGGTTGCAGACCGTGTTGAAGAGTTGCAGAAGCGGTGGAAGCCCACCGCGATTGTGTTTGATGCCGCTTCTCAGTCTGCCCCGGTGCTGGCCGAGAAACCGCGTCTACGCCGTTATCTGACCGCGCTGGATGCTAGAACCTACGCCCAGTCCTGTGGCGGTTTCTTTGACGCGATTACCCAGGAGAAGATTGTCCATACGGGGCAGGAAGAGCTAGATGAGGCTGTGGAAGCCTGCCGCCGCTCAAAGGGTGCGCAGGATCTTTGGCGCTGGTCGAAGAACGATAGCACTAAGGATATTTCGCCGTTGGTTGCTGCTACTTTGGCGCATTATGGTGCCACGAATGCTGAAAGAACTAAGTCAAGTAGGAAGTGGGTGGTCTATCGATGAGCCACGAATCAATGCTCGAGATGGTGCGGACCCCTCCCAAATTCGATATCTACGAGAACTACTATTCGGGTGAAGTGAACCTACAGCAGCTGGGTATTTCTCTGCCACCGGAGGCTCGTGTTCTTGAGATGTCGGTGATGTGGCCTAAACTTGCCATCGATGTTCTGGTTGAGTCGCTGGTGCTTGAAGGTTTCACTGTGGGGGAGGGTGCTGCCCCTGATGAGATTCACCGTATCTTCCAGGCGAATAATTTCGACACTAAGTGGCCCCTGGCTATGACTGAGGCTCTAGTGCAGCGACGCTCGTATGTGGTGGTCGGTGGTGCTGAGAATGGCTCAGACCCGCTGATTTCTGTTCACTCTCCCAAGGGCTTTGCTGTACGTCGAGACCATTTTGGCCGAATTGTAGAAGCCCTGCGTAAGTATAAGAACGGTAGTGATGAATACACCGCGCACTACCTACCAGGGGTAACCACCTGGCGCAAGTGCATCAACGGTAAATGGGCTATACTCGATTCGAAAAACACAGGTCTAGATAGAGTCCCTGTAGTCGAACTTACAAACCGGGTCCGAGCAGAAGGTGACGGTTACTCAGAGCTAGAAGCTATAGCCGATATCTGCGATGCAGCCTCACGCTCTCTTATCAACTTGCAGGTGGCTCAGGAAATGCTCTCTATGCCTCTGCGCTACCTCTTCGGAGATGGCGCAGATGAAGAGAAGATAGACCAGTTCGGTAATGCCGTTTCCAAACTTGATGTCTACTGGGGGCACCTCATCACCGGCCCCGCGGGCTCTTCCGCTGGCTCCCTTGATGGGGCGAGCTTGGAGCCAATTATCTCGGCCTTTAAGCTCTACGCACAGCAGGTCTCCGCTATGACCGGTATTCCTCCGTTCATGCTAGGTATCACGGCTGATTCAAACCCGACCAGTGCTGAGGCTATGCAGGTGGCGAAGGACCGGCTGGTGACCCGTGCTATGCAGAAGCAGAATCTCTTTGGTGATGCAGCGGAGGATATCGCTCGTCTCTGCCTGGAGGCTGCAGGGCACAGCGCCGATGGGCTTGAGACTCTAGAAGCTCGGTGGCGTGACCCGTCCGTTGCGTCTCCGGCGGCTCGTAACGCTCAGATACTGCAAGCTCAGGCACAGGGAATTATCACCAAGGAAACTGCCCGTGAGTTCTTGGGTCTATCCCCTGAGCAGCTTGCCCGAGAGAACATCTACGACACCAATTCTAGGGCTGTTCTCGGGCAATAATTCCAGTGGGGAGGGCGACGAATGCTTCTTGACATGTTTGCCGCCCTGCTGGGCTCTATTGTCCAGGCTTTCCGGCAAGAGCTCACTCCGGTGCTTCGAGACCTTGATATGGCTGATTCTGAGAGGTTCGAGGAGTCTGTCCCCATGCTTGCTGTTTTGGTGCGTAAGTACCGGCAACAGGCGGCTGAGCTCGCCAATCAGCTGATGGCCGAGGAGGCTGCTAAGGTTGGCGGGCAAGCCTTGGTCCCGCCGGTAGAGGGTTACGCTGACCAGGCGGTGCATGAGATGCTGACCCACTCGCGAAGTATTGACCAGGTAAGTAGGTCCTTGGAGCGGCATGTTCGGACAGCTGCCCGCCGGCAAGTAGTCCGGGCGGTTCCCGCTCCGGTTGTACCGTCTGCTTCTGAGACGAACCCATCTGTAGATGAGGTTGAGGTTGATGAGGATGGAAATTTCGTTGGTGAAACCGAGGAGGGGTTTGAGGCCCGGCCAGCTAGTAAGGAGGAGTCGCAGCAGCCTGCTGTCTACCCCATCGGTTGGGCTCGGGTACTCACCGGTAAAGATAACTGTGCTTTCTGTATAGTGCTTGCCTCACGTGGCCCGGTCTACTCATCCCGGCATCATGCAAGTTCTACCAGCAGCAAGCATTGGGATAAAGAAGGGCGGCAGTGGGCTAACTCTTATCATGACAACTGTGATTGTCTCGTGGTGCCTGTCTACGACCCGAAAAACTGGGCAGGAAAGGCTCAAGCAGACGCCCTTTACAAGGTCTATGAGGAAGTCACCCGAAATGCTACAGCCGGCGGTAAAAATATCACTGAAGGCAACGATAAGCTCAAAGCTTTTTCTAACTACCTACGTGATCTCAAAAAGGACGGCAAAGAGCTAGAGTACCCTGCCTTGGAGGAGCTTGATGAGATTCAGAGCGTATCCGATGAAACCAAGAAGCCGACTAAAACACCCGTGCTCAAATCAGTCATTCCGCCAGGTGAGAAGCTTGAGTCTCATGAAATTGAGTTCTTGAAGAGGTTCGAAGCCCATGGTCAAACGGCTCACTGGATTGCGAATGATACTGTTCTTCCCGGAGTTGGCCTTATACCAGCTAATGACTTCCACTGGGTAGAAAAAGGATACCAATTTACAGAGCTTAAGACGTCAAAAAATAAATACTCAACGATTGCAACCCGTATTAGAGACGCTGTAGTAAGTGCTCGAACCCACAAACACCCTGTAGCTAAAGAGCACTTTGTGATTGACCTTGGGCATCACAAACTAAGTGACAAGCTCCGTTACCAGCTAAGCGGGTATAACCTTCGGAAATCTGAAGCGCAGATAAAGTCACTGTGGGTGATGCATTCAGATGGAAAGGGTTTTGAGGAAATAAAACTTCAATAAAAAGCAGGTGCCCCACCTCTGACCACTTCTAGACCTTTTGGTCGCCCTATTATTTCAAGGTTGCGGAGGGTAGCACCTGCTCTATACACAATTTTAACAGCTGTAATTATCAACCGTAAGGATACAACATGGAAAAGATTCCCTGGGAACGCGAAGGCGAAACCTTTGACGCCGGACGTGCCAAAACTCTGCTGCTAAATCTTCGAGCAGAAAAAGAAAACTACCAGGCCAAGCTCACGGCCAAGACCAGCGAGCTTGAATCCCTCACTACTGAGCGCGACGAGCTCAAGACCCAGCTCGAAACCGCCCAGGCCACCGCCAAGGAGCTACAAGAGCAGGTCCAGCAGGCAGCAGGAGAGCTCGCCGCCCTCACCCTGCTGCGAACCAAAGAGCAGGTTCTCACCCGTAAGGGCCTGCCCACAGACCTAGCCGATCTACTCACCGGGGACGACGAAGAAGTACTCGAAGCGGCAGCAGACCGGCTGGCAAACCTGCGCACCCCCAACTCCGTGCGTCCTGGCACCCCAATGCCGCCAGATCCCGCCCAGGTCGGTGAACCTGCTACTGATCCCCGTCAGGAATACGCAGAAGCTATCTTCGGCCAATAAACAGGCTTGTGCCCAGGTGGCACCCACCATAACTAAATACGGCAACCACCCGCTATGCCTATCGAATGGCTAGCGGATTTTTTATACCCAAAACCAATCTGAAAGGAGCAGCGCACTATGGCTGCAACTACTCTTTCTTCTCTCGAATCAAGCGGTATCCTGCCTAAGCCTATGGCGCAGGAAATCATCAAGAAGGTCAACGAAGAATCCGTTGTCCAGAAGCTCGCTGGCACCATGCCCATGTCCATCACCGGCGCGTCCATCGCGGTACAGACCGGTCAGGCACAGGCTGGCATCGTCGGTGAAGGCGAAGCCAAGCCCGTAACCAACGCCGGCGTGGCGGTCAAGAGTATCAAGCCCATCAAGGCCGCTGCCATCGTCTACTGGTCTAAGGAAGCTCGCATGGCTAACCCCCTGGGCTACCTGGACTTCCTTCAGGAACAGCTCACCGGTGCTATCACCCGAGCCTTCGACCTGGCCGTACTGCACGGCAAGAACGCCATTAACGGCCAGACCATCTCCGGTGTCGAGTACGTCAACCAGACCACCAACCGCGTGGAGCTTGGTACCGCAGCAAAGGACGCCGGCGGCCTGGCCGCCGACCTACTGGCAGGCTACGACCTGGGCACCGCATTCGGCCTGCCCGTCGCTTACGGCAAGGCAGTTTCCGGCAAGATCGGCGCAGCGGAAGACACAAAGGTCCGTGCCTTCGGCGGCGACTTCACCAATAATCTCAAGTACGGTTTCGCCGAAAACATCTCCTTCTCCCGCACTGACGTGGCAACCATCGTCGATAACGGCCAGACCGTCAACCTCTGGCAGAACAACATGGAGGCATTCCTTGTCGAGGCTATCTTCGGCTGGGTCATCACCGATAAGGAAGCCTTCGTCGCTTACGAGGACAAGGCCTAAGCATGGTCCCGCGATACCAGAACAAGGAAACCGGCACCATCATCACCACAGAACGTGAGTTGCCGGCTCCTTGGCACGAGCTGAAAGAGGTGAACTCCGATGGCGATAGCGACAGCCCAGGACGTGGAGACCTCCCTGATGAGAAGCCTGCACGAAAGCGAAGCACAGTACGTCGAAAAACTACTGAACAGGGCTGAGAACCTTATCAAGGTTCGCATCCCTAAACTTGCTGAACTCTGCAACGCGTCACCAAGCTTCATGGATCTGCTGACCCAGGTGGAAGCAGAAGCTGTAGCCCGCATTTTTCGCGCAGAAAACTCAGGTATCTACACCTCAGAGTCCGAGGACGGCTACTCATACCGGCTCAACCTCAAGGTTGCTTCTGGCCTGCTCGATATCCTCCCTGAGGAATGGGCCCGGCTCATGGGTACCGGTGGCTTCCGGTCGGTAGCCCCGGTGTCTGATGGGTATGCTCGTGCCAGGTTGCGCGGGCAGCGCCCTGACCTGAACTTCCAGTTTGGCTGGCCTGGGAAGACTCTTCTATCTGAGGAGCTCTAGCTATGAGCCTTATTCGCAAACCCCGGCATACCGTCACTGTCGTACTACGCCAGGAGCAAGACGATGGCGAAGGAGCCCTCGATTATGTCGAAACCGGGCGAATAGAGGTTCCCTGCAACGTCCATCCGTCATCCACCACCGATGTAGAGAGCTTCGGGGTAAAACCCAATGACCTCTACACGGTCACTGCCCCGCCCGGCATCTGGCCAGGTGACCCGCTCTCCCTCATTGTTTGGGAAGGTGATATCTACACCCAGCGCGGGCGGCTTCTCAAGAGCCGAATGGGCCGGGCAACCCAGCACGATAAGGTCTACATGGAGCGAGGAAATGGCACAGGTCTTTAAAACAACAGGCGATGAGCTAGCCCGACTCGTCTCAACAACCGAAGCCTTTGACACAGAAGCAGATAAGGTTCTTGCTCGAGTCCATGCAGAGGCCGCTAAAATCTCCGAAACAGGCGAATACCTCGACTCCATCGGTATAGACGCAGTCCCCGGACGCAAAGGCGTCATCGACCGCGTCATCTACTCCGATGATGATGGTGCGCTCGCTATCGAGTTCGGGCGTAAGACTAAAGACGGCGGGTTCGAGCCCGGTAAGCATGTCTTTGCGAAAGCGATGTGGGGATAATGATTGTCACCAAGTATTTGGCTGCGCTTATCAAGGGCCTTGGCCTGGTGCCGGTCAGCACGGTATCTGCCGCTAAGGTGCCTGAGCGTTTCATCTTCTACCAGGTTGTAGGAGCGAACCCTCTACCTAGCCAGTCTGCCACCGTATCAGAGCGGGTATCGGTGAATATCTCTGCTATTGCCCCGCGCCGGGCTGAAGCAGAAGCCGATCTGCAGCAGGTTCTGCAGGCTCTCACCGACTCGTATGAGTTCGATGTATCTCATGCTGGGGCTTCACCGTCCTACCTGGAAGTGACTGCCTTACCCGTTCTCTTGCCGGCGGTTTCTGCTGCCGATTTGAGCAAGCAGGCTTACCAGTACACCATGACCGCGACTCTCATCTTTCAAACCTAATAACTCTTGCCCCGCTACCTGGCGGGGTTCTTCTCTTAAGGAGGGAAAACTATGGCTCGTGAAGCTAACTACGATGCCGACAAGCTGGTGGTGCCGGGCCACGGCACCGTGCTTGTCTCAGTCAACGACAAGGCCGACCCCTTTGATATCGAGTCCTTCGTGCTGGGCGACGACACCTCATACCCCAATGATCAGTGGATGCCTTTCGCCCTGACCTCGAAGGAAAACACCTTCGCTTTCACCAAGGACGGTGGCGACGAGACCGTTCTGGACGTCTGGGAATTCGACAGCATGGATTCATCCACCGAGTCGTCCACCAACGGGTTCACCGTCAACGCTGCTTCCATGCAGAAGTCCGTGTGGGATTTGGCCTACGGCGGCGGCAAGTACGACGACGTGCTCAAGGGCTACGCAGAGCATGAGACCGTGCCTGTAGAGAAGTCCGTCATGGTTATCTTCGCTCATGGCGGTAAGCGCGCAGGTGCATACATGCGCAAGGTCAAGATCACTGCCGGTGATGCCCCCGAGGTTGCACCCGATAACTTCTTCGAAACCCAGCTCAAGGGCACCATCCTCACCCCCGACGTAATGACCTGGGGCAAGCGCTTCTGGTTCGACGCCCGCCCCTACAAGGCCGCAGGCGAATAAACCCACTAACCACCTGCCCCGAGCTACCTGAGCCCAGCTCGGGGCAGGAACCACCCACCGGGCTCACCCACCATCATTTTCAACTGAAAGGGCTCACCCATGACCACCAAACCCCAAGACCACAAGGTACCCAAGGCAGAAATCAACGCCGCCAAGCAGCTCAAATTCAACGAAGTAGAAGGCTCAGAACTACTCCTGCCCTTCAGCAAGCTCAAAGCCTCCGACGCCATGCGCCTCACTGGCCGCCTACTCAAAACCCTGGGCGACGAAGTGCTCGACAACAACGGCAACATCGACACCAGCAACCTGCGCGCAGCAGTCTCAGCTCTCGACTGGGACCAGGCGGCAGACTTCATCGATTTCATCGGTGACCGTTACGTCGCTGACCGTCCCGGCTGGGAGAAGTTCAACCGCTTCGACAACATGAACGCAGTCCTCGACCTTGTCTTCTCCTACGCAGGTGAGATGGGAAAAGACGAGAACTAGAAGAATTCTTCGACACCAACACAGAGGCCGTCGCTGATTTCCTGGCTCTCTACCATTACTCACCATTCGAACTCATCTGGGCTGATGATTTGAGGCCGCTCGAAGCTCTCATGGAACGTCTGGCGCAGGACCCGCGGTCACGGTGGAGAGCCACAGCCAGCGGTGACGAAACCTGGTGGGAATACGACGAGACCAACCGCCGCCTGGACGATGTCATTGACATGCTCCGAGTGCTCAACCACACGGTTGCACAAGTCAATTCACCCAAGAAGGTGCGAGAGCCACAACTGGTACCAAGGCCAGGGAGTAACCCAAAGGCTAGCCAGCCACTCTCCCTCGACGACGTCTCCAACTTCTTCTAACCCAACCTGCTAGGAGGTAAGCCCGCATGGAAGCCGGCAAAATCTGGATCAGGGTAATCCCCAACACCAAGAACTTCCGCCCAGCCCTCGAAAAACACCTGCAACGCCTAGAGCGCCAGGTCATCATGAAAATCAGGGCAACTGTCGATGCAGACTACCTCCTAGCTCAGGCACAAAAAGCCACCAAAGCAGCCCAAGCAGCACTAGGCACCCTCGACGTCCGCGCAACCGTAGAAGCACAGACCGCCCGCGCTAAAACCCAAATCGCAGCACTAGAACGTAGCCGTGACATCGACGTAAACGTTGACCTAGACGCCACTGCTGCCGCAACCCGCATCGCGGTACTGACCCGAACCCGACGAATCTCAATCTGGCCAGTCATCAACAAGGCCGCGCTCGCTGCAGCTGCTGCTTCGCTTGCAGCTCTCAAAGCGGTAGGTGCGGCTTCTGCTATTTCATCTGTCGGCGCTCTTGCCGTTGCCGCTGTTGGGCAGGTTCTGGCTTTTGGGTCGGCTCTTGCATCTATTGCGCCGGCGGCCCTGGCTCTGCCTGGTCTGCTGGTCGGGGCAGGTGTCGGCGTCGGCGTCCTTGTGGCTGTTCTCAAAGACCTGCCGGAAGTTCTAGGTGACCTGGGGCCACAGTTCTCAGCTCTACAGGACTCCATGTCCTCCGCTTTCTGGGACAGGGCAGCTGGACCTATCCGCGAGATGGTGGGAACCGTCTTGCCCGCGCTCTCTGGTGTTCTCACTGAGATAGCCGGGCAGTTTGGTGGCTGGGCTGTAGCCATCTCAAGCGCCCTAGCTGATTCGCATTCAATTGCGGTGATGACAGGGTTCCTGGAGAACATGCGTGATGCCGTAGACCTGGCCGGTGACGGTATCGGCGCATTCGTCGCCGGTCTCATCAACTTAGCCGGCGTCGGCTCAGCTTACATGGGCCCCCTTGCTTCAGCCTTCAACAGCATGGCTTACAGCTTTGAGGCATGGACTCAGAGGGTTACTGCTAGCGGTGAAATCTTCCGCTGGATAGATGGAGCGTTGCAGAGCCTCCGCCTGCTGGGTTCCATCATCGGGTCAGTTACCGGCATTATCGTGGGGCTCGCTACTGCTGCATCTAATGCATCTGGCGGTGGCCTCGGGGCTATGGCCGCCGCCCTTGCAGCTATCAACGCTGCGGTGAATGGGCCGGCCTTCCAGGGCGCGCTCACTACCGTCTTCCAGGGAGCATTTACAGCGGTATCGGCACTCTCCCCAGCACTATCGGCGCTCGGGGCAGCCTTCATCGCGCTTGCTCCGATCATCGCCCAGACCATGGGGACGCTGGGAACTCTTCTCGGGTCCGTCCTGGGCGCTGCTATTACCGCGCTGGTGCCGGTCGTGCAAACCCTACTGTCAGCCCTTCTGCCGGTTGTTGAACTGCTTGGTGGCGTGCTGGTGCAGGCAATTAGCCTTATCGCGCCCTTGCTCCAGCAGATTGCACCGGTGATTGCTACAGTGGCAGCGACCCTGGCATCAGTACTGCTGACCGCGATATCCCAGCTGCTACCGCCTATCATGCAGCTAGCTACCGCACTACTGCCCCCACTAATGGCGCTCTTTGCCGCCCTGGTACCGGTCATAGCGGCTCTCGCCTCAGCAATCATCCCGGTAGTAGCCGCCCTTATCTCAGGGCTAGTGCCGCCGCTGACCCAGCTACTCGGGGCAATCCTGCCGCCGCTCATTTCCATCTTCCAGATGGTCGCCGCCGCTATCCAAGCGCTGGCACCCATCTTGATGCAAATCGCCCAAGCAATCCTGGGAATCCTGATACCGGCATTCCAGATCATCCAGCCGGTAGTCCAGACCATCTTCTCGGTCCTCGTCACCCTTATACAGGCAGCACTCGATATCATCATCGGGGTTTTCAACGTCTTCGCAGGGCTACTGACAGGGAACTGGTCGCAGGTCTGGGAAGGTATTAAGCAGATTGCCTCAGGAATCTGGGACGCCATCAAGGGCATCATCTCCGGCGCCCTACAAATCCTGGTCTCTCTCATACAGGCTGGCATGGCCGCCGCCCAAGCTATCTGGTCAGCCATCTGGAACGCCATATCCAGCCTACTTTCCAGTATCTGGGAAACTATCACCTCAGCGATCCAAACAGCCATCAGCGTCGTTCAAAGCGTTATCAGTTCGGCGCTCTCTACGATTCAGGCTCTCTGGTCGGCGGGGTGGGAGGCAGTTCGTAGTTTTGTCTCGACCGCTTGGGAGAACATCAAGTCTGCGGTCTCTTCTGGTATTGAGAGTGCTGTTTCTTTGGTGCGGGAGATGCCCGGAAAAATCAAGAGCGCCTTGGGAAACCTGGGCAGTCTCTTGATGGATTCAGGTAAGGCCCTACTGCGTGGTTTCATCGACGGTATCAAGTCAATGGCCGGTGCTGCAGCAGACGCCGCTAAGGGCGTGGTGCAGAAGGTCCGAGATTTCTTCCCCTTCTCCCCTGCAAAGGTTGGTCCTTTCTCTGGGCGTGGGTATACGACCTACTCAGGTAAGGCACTAACCGGTGACTTCGCTCAGGCTATTGCCGGAAACGCTTCGGCTGTCGAGTCTGCTACGCAAAAGATGATGAATGCTGCTGCTACCAGTGTTGCAGCAACACCACAATTTATGACGGGGCCGGTGCCCGCCCCAACACCGTCGGTAGCGCAGGGTATATCTTCGCCAGAGATATCATCTGCTGCAGAGCTAGCTGATGCTATTCGGACAGCACTAGACGACCTATGGCGTCCAGTCGGTGACCGAGAGGTTCTTATGCTCATCCGTCGAGCAGAAAGGTTGCGCTAATGCGTGGAAAAGACTATATCGGAACCCTGGCAAATATGATTCCTGTTGGTTGGCATTCGTCTTTTGCTGAAGCTGACAGCGACGAGGTGTATGTCTTCCAGCGTTCACCTCGTCGCAAGTGGGCTTTCCGAGCTCATGCTGCTTCAAAACGCGAGTGGTCAGTAGGGGTCTCTGCTAGGAATGAGGATCTTGCTGTGCTTCGAGGGTTCTTACGTGGAGCCTACGGACCGGGGCCATTTTGGTATGTATCAGACGTAGCCTCATTTACCAACGTGTTGACGCCAGAGCAGAGTGATTTGGCTGGTATAGCGAATACTTCCACGCAGGCAGTGGGCGGGTTCGCTCCTAAAGCGGTTACTGGTCCGGCTCCCGTAACCCTCGCTTCAGGTGTGCCTGTAGTACCGGGTAAACATGTGACGGTATCGATAGATGCCTCTGGTTCAGCTGTACTCACCGTGCGATTCAGGACCGCCTCTGGCTCGGCTGCCCCTTCGCCATCACCATTGGCGGCCAAAGGCGATCTAATGCAGCGGCTGAGCTGGACTGGCATCGTCCCTGCAACTGCTCGCCAGGTTGAGGTGAGCGTAAGTAACCATATTGTTGTAACGCGGCCTCAGGTGACGTGGACTCCGTATACAGTGCCATGGGTGGACGGGGGTGGGTGCTCTTCAGCAGTGATGGCCGAGGCGCCTCGCTCGATGAAGAATCATGACCGTGGCACGCATAACTCTCTGTTTGAAGTAACTGCCAAGATTGTGGAGGTGGGCTAAATGCTACCTGGCACCTACGAGCCAGGCCCGGTCATCGAGGCCACCCTCCGTATCTACGTGAATGGGGAACTGCGCCCTCATGCCTCGGCCTCCTGGGAAGGCAACACCACCGGTGGGCTACCAGCCTCCCTAGTAGCTGCTGGTGATGATATTTACTCCCGCACCGGCACTATCACCTGGGCACCCGGTACGGCAGTGACCCTGCACCCGCTTGCCCCGGTCGGTGAGAATCGATGGATGCCGCAGCATGGCGATAAGGTCTACATCGAAGCTGAGGTCGGCGACGTGAGATTCCCGCGCTTCACCGGCTACCTGGGGGTCTCTACCTGCGACCTTCTCACCGATAAAGTCACCACTAAAATCACTGATGGGCTAGGGGCAGCCCTGCAAACCATCATGAGCGTACCCCCAGGCCTTGGCCGGTACCTGCGCTCTTCCTGGGTAGCCTACCGTGCTATCGAGCAGGCTGGGCTGGGCATTCTTCCCCCAGTCACCGCGGATACAGTGCTACAGGACGCCTATCAAGGCGGTATCCGCCCGGTCGTCGGGGAGACCATCGCCACCGGCATCGAGCACGGTGAACAAACCGGCGTCACAGCTTGGACAAATACGCGCACCCGCCCAGCGCAGGTACCCCGTAATGGCAGAGATGTCATGGCTTACTCTCGGGCTGGTAACCCCAATGACCCGGCAGAGCTTCGCGTGAACTTCAGCGATGGCACCGCCGCGAGACTTCAGTACAGCCCAGCGACCCGGGAGCTAGCGCTAGGAGCACCTGGTAAAGGTATCGTCTGGCGGCAGGTGCTTGAACCCAACTTGAACACCCAAGTTCTGGCGTTTAAGCTCAACACTGACCGAGGTAACCGGTACCCGTATCGCCGGGGTAAAAGTCGATTACCTGACCGACTGGGAAGACGGGCCGCGCCGGGTTGAGGCCATGAACACCCATACCCCTGTGATACGGCTCAGCGCCCTAGAGACCCAGCGCCTGCACGCTGTGCGCGGCTTCGAAAACGTCACTGCCGAGAAGATAATCTCTGAAT